AACACCGGGTGTACTAGACAAATTTGAACTTGCTGGATGCTACATTGCAAATATTCAGTACGGTGACATGGCTTATTCAAATAGTGATCAAGTACAAGTCACAGTTAGTATACGTTACGACAATGCAGAAATTTATGATGCAGCAGGTAATGCTACACTAACAGGCGCAACACCTGATCAAACAGTTAGTAACGCAACTGGCGGCGGCAATTAAAGTATTATAGGATAATCGATGGGACTGATAAGTAACACCGGCCCGTATAACGCCGCCGCTGATAAATTTGGAGTACAACACGGAAGTAATGTTCTTACTGGTATTCCACGTTCTAAATTTCAGTTTAGCGTTAATTTTATACTCAACCCTTCGATTAGCCTGGAAGATGAAAGTTTTGGAAGAGCCTTTACATTTGACAGAGTTTCAAGTGCAGGCCTTCCAGATTACGATTACAATGTAGTGCGACTAAATCAATACAATCGAATGAGATATATTCCAACTCGAATGGATATTCAGCCTATTAGTATAATTTTTTACGACACTAAAGATAGTCAATTTGATTATCTGATGCGATCATATGCAAAACATTATTTTCACGGTCATAATTTAGATAGTAATAATGCTAATGCATATGATGTGATTAACGGTAATTTTGCCACTGGTGGCGCTAGAGATTTTGGCGCAAAAACTATACCAAGTAATCAAAGATTTTTCTTTGAGCAGATTATAATTAATCAACAAGATACTGCACAAGGCGGAAGACGTACAAGTTTACATAATGTTATGATGACTAACGTTAATCATGACAGATTAGATTACAGTGACAGCAATCCTGTTCAATATACAGTACAGTTTCAACCAGAACATGTCAACATAACATCAAGCGGTCCTAGTAGCGCTCAGGCCGCAGATGAACAAGCTGTGCAGGGCGGCAGAGAAGCCGCAGTAGTTAGCAACAGAAGCATAGTGAGCTCAACAACACCTGCAGAAACACAGTTTAGGGTTTATAAAGGTGTATATGACCCCAGTAAAGAAAGTTTAGAAAACATAAACGGTACTACTTTTATTGTTCCTAACGCTAACTAATAAATACTACTAGAATGGCAAATAAATTTCATCAAGGCATATACGAGGTTAAAAACCCTCGAAAATATGTAGGCAAACATCGTCCTAGGTATCGTAGTGGATGGGAATTAAAGTTTATGCGTATACTGGACACACATCCAAACATACTAGCATGGGCAAGTGAAGCACACAGAATACCTTATAGAAATCCAGCTACCGGTAAGAACACACACTATGTACCGGACTTTTTTATAGTGTACGAAGACAAAAATAAACAACGAAAAGCAGAGATGATTGAGATTAAGCCTGCAGGACAAACGCTAGCTCATGCCAAAAGCAACACACAAAAGGCAGCGGCGATTGTAAACGAAGCAAAATGGCAAGCGGCAAAAGTATTTTGTGATAGACAAGGTGTTGGATTTCGTGTACTAACAGAACATGAGCTGTTTAACCAGCCCAAGAAAAGGAAGAAACGATGAGTAGTAAAATTGAAGATGTATTTGATTTACCTCCAATGAATGAAGAAGTGAATGAACCTGTCCAACAAGAAGAAACCGGATTGGATCTCAATCAACTACAGCAACAGCTAGACACAGCAGACAAGATCGATGCTGCATTACCAATGGTAAGAGACATGGAGACACTAGACGCCGACATGGACAACTATGCCAACAAAGCAATACATGCTTTTCAGGACCTAATGGACCTTGGACAAAACGTAGAAGATAGACATGCCGCAAACGTGTTTGCTGTAGCAAGTACAATGATGTCTAATGCTATTACTGCTAAAACAGCAAAGATGGATAAAAAATTAAAAATGGTTCAACTACAGCTACAAAAAGCTAAGTTCGATGCCGCAGAAAATAAAACAAATGGCAACGATACAGTCATTCAAGGAGAAGCAGAAGAGTTTGAAGATCGAAACGCACTGATTAATGCTGTTATTAATAAAATGAATAACTCTGATAAATAACTACAGTTAAGGAAATCGCGATGAAAAGTTTGAAACAATACCTAGTAGAATCTGAGAAAACTTACTCGTTCAGACTTCGTAGTCTAAATGAGATTTCAGATGAACATATGGACCGCATTGAAGCGCATATGGCAAAATACAACATGGAAAGCATGGGGTCACCCAAAAAAACTATTATGCACAAGCCACGTGGCTTTGTTGATGTAGGCGCACAGGAAGTTTATATGTATGATTTTACAACAAAACTACCGGCAACTCCTAATAGTTTACACGAAGAGATTGCAGGCATTTGTGGCTGTAGTTTAGGTTCAATGTTTGTAAACAATATGAACGAAGCAGAAGAATTATGGGAAGTCGCTGAAGACAGTGACGAAGAAGCAACTAGTGTACTAGCAGATGCAGGTTATAGCGAAGCTGAAAAGATCAATCCCGAGGATCATTTTGGTGATAAGTTTAATGAAAAGTTAGTTAACGACAGCAAAGGCACAGTGCTTTACAAAGAATATAAGGTGTAACCAATGGACTTAAATGACTTATACAAATTGGCAGGAATTTCCAGAGATGATACCCCTGCAATAGAACCACAGCCAGTAGAGCACGTAGCTGAACAACCAACTGACGGCAGAGCAGATATGAGAGCAATGATTGCTTTGATCACTCCCGAACAGTTGAATCAATTAGTCGGCGAAGCTCCAGTTGAGGAAGGCGACGAGTATGCTGCTTCAACAACTCCTAATCCACAGGAATACAAAGGCACACTTGGTAGTCCAAGTGATAACAGTTTGCGTAGATATTTAGGTGCAGCCGGTGACCATGTAACTGTAGACGAAACAAACGTATACGATGATCTCACAGTAGAAAATGTAAGTGAAGCATATAAGTCTTTTAAAGCAAAACATAAAACTGAAGCATATTCGTCGGGTGATGAAAACGAAGAAAGTATTCAGGAAAGCAGTGCAGATGAGTTTTTAAAATCTTTAAACCAAGACCCTTTATACTTTCCAGGCGCACAGATTACGAAAAACGATGATGGTAGTATAACCCTAGTAGCAAGCAATGGCGAAGAGGTAGGAGACATTGATGTTAAGACAGGCGATATTGTACTAGTAAATGGCGATGATTACAACATTGCCGACGACGAAGATGCAGAGCAAAATCTTCAAACAATGTATGCAGAAATCAATGGCGATAACGGCGACATGGACATGGATGAAGCAGCAACATCTACTACTAATGAAGGTCGTATGAAAGATATGTATACTGAATTAGAAGATCTAGAACCAAAAATTATGCGTTTAAAAAACAAATATATGGATCAAGGCATGGAGCCAGAAGAAGCACAAGATATGGCATGCGAAAAACTAGGCTGTGATCCTGAAATGTTTGACGAATATTTAACTATGAAGTTCGATGAAAGTACTATCGACGAAGCAGAAATTGAACTAGCGCCAGGTTATAAAATTAAAACAGATAAACCAGGAATTTACAAAGGCACAAAAACAACTAGTGGTTTTGTAGGCGGCAAAAGTGGCGAGGCGATGTATATGGCTAACCGTGTGCTAGATGCTATTGAATACCAAGATCCTGCCAGTAGAGAAGAAGTAGAAGCACTTGCTAGAAAATTTTGCAAAGAAATGGGTTGCACCGATGAGGCAAAGAAGCGAGTTTACAAGGAATTGATAAAAATGGGTTGGTTCGACGAATCACTAGATGAAGCAGACATTGATGAAAATGCATTCAACCAAGCGGCTGCGGCAGCGGCTCGTGCAGGTAAAGACAGTTTTGAGTTTGGTGGTAAGACACATAAAACTACAATGAAAAAAGATACAGCACACAAACTAGATGACGACATCGATTCACTAAAAAAACTAGCAGGACTATAACAATGGATATTAGTAGACTTATACAATTATCAGGTGGCAAAGAGGTTGAAGAATCAATCGACGAAGGTAAAATGAGCGATATGTTAATTCATGATTCAGAAACACTTTCGAAAGAAGAATTTTCAAAGAAACATGGCAAAGATGTTGCAGACGAATACTATGAAGCAGCCATTGGCGCACCAGACTACAATCCAGCAAAAGCAAGTGCTGGAGGTCCTGGATATGCTAGTATGCCACAGCAAGTTAAACTTGCTGGTGACAGCATTTGGGATAAAGAAAAAAGTAATCCAGAAATGGTAACAATAACTGACTACGAAATGGTCGAAGAAGAAGGCTATGTCAGTGTTACAGTTGAACACGATGGTCCTTGGACAATTTATACAGATAGCGGATTTGAAGAAGCTATCAGTGACATGATTGGCATGGAAGTAGTCTTTAGCGAACAGGGCATGCAAGAAGATGGTAGAGCCCATTTAGAAGGTAACGACGAAGACGTTACTTTAGAACGAATTAAAAAATTATCAGGCATTTAACTTTGAGAGCTAGTGTAAAAACTAGCTCTTTTTTCTGACATAAGTACTACTATAATGAGCGTAGATACAAATTTAATCAAAAGCCCGTACAAGAAAGAGAAGTTCAATCAACAACAGATTGAAGACCTTGTAAGATGTACACAAGATCCACAATATTTTATTGAAAACTTTGTTTGGATTCAGCACCCGGTCAAGGGCAGAATGAAGTTCAACTTGTTCGATTTTCAACGTGGACTATTAGATGCTTACCATAATCACAGATACAGTATAGCACTTATCAGTAGACAAATGGGTAAGTCAACTGCGGCCGCTGCATATTTGCTATGGTATGCTATGTATGTGCCTGATCAGACAATCCTTATTGCAGCGCACAAGTACAGTGGTGCTCAAGAGATTATGCAACGTATAAGGTTTGCTTATGAACTATTGCCGGATCATGTACGTGCAGGTGTCACAGCATACAACAAAGGTAGTTTAGAGTTTGACAATGGTAGTCGTATTATCGCACAAGCTACAACAGAAAATACTGGTCGTGGTTTAAGTATTTCGCTAGCATACTTAGACGAGTTTGCATTTGTGCGTCCTACTATTGCTCGTGAGTTTTGGACATCACTAAGTCCTACACTTAGTACAGGTGGTAAATGTATTATTACAAGTACACCAAACCAAGACGATGATCAATTTGCACAGATTTGGCGAGGCGCTTGTAATACACTAGATGAATTTGGCAACGAAAAAGTTGTTGGTAAAAACGGATTTAAAAGCTACAATGCTGATTGGAAAGCACATCCTGACAGGGATCAAAAATGGGCAGATGAAGAAGAAGGTAAAATAGGCGAAGAACGTTTTCGCAGAGAACACCTCAATGAATTTATTGCGTACGACGAAACACTCATTAGTAGTTTAAAACTTGCTATGATGGAAAGCAAAGATGTATACAAACGTACAGGGCAAGTGCGATGGTATAAAAACATTACCAAAGGTGCTACTTATATTGCGGGCCTAGATCCAAGTTTGGGAACAGGTGGGGACAATGCTGCTATACAGATATACGAACTTCCGGGCATGCGCCAAGTAGCAGAATGGATGCATAATAAAACTAGCATCACAGAACAAATACGTATTATGCGAAGTATGCTAATGGAAGTGCAAGACGCCGCACCAGAAAGTGAAATATACTGGAGTGTAGAAAACAATACACTAGGAGAAGCAGCACTTGTGGTTATATCTGAAATGGGAGAAGAAAATATACCAGGTCAGTTTATAAGTCAGCCTCGCAGTGCTAACAGAGGATTTAGAAAAGGGTTTACAACTACAAACAAAAGTAAACTCGCGGCATGTAGTAAACTTAAAACTTGGGTCGAAACAGACAAGATGGAAATTGCCAGTAGTGCATTGTTGAGAGAGATTAAAACATTCATTGCTAGAGGCAGCAGTTTTAGTGCTAAAGACGGTGAAACAGATGATTTGGTAATGGCATGTGTGCTAGTTGTGCGTATTGCTCAACAAGTAGCTCAATACGATGAAGCTACATTTGATGAGCTCAAAGATAGTTTCTCTGATGAAGAGTCAGTTGAGCCTATGCCTTTTGTGTTTCTAACATAAATATAATAAAGGAACTAGCATGATTAGTAGTGAAAAAATTGCAAATGGCATATTTAAGATTCTAAAAGGCAGCGGTGTCTCAATACAGTTGTATACCGACGAAGGTGAAAGCACAGTTGATCCTGATAATGCTAGAAGGTTCTATATTAAAGATTTGGGCAGTATGATTAACTTAGATGAAACAGATAGTAACAGAGAAATACGTGTAAGTGTAAATCGTAATACAGACTTAGACGAGTTTAAAGATACGCTGTTTCAGATCAAAAATCTAGCTAATCGCAGTATTATTGAATACACACTAAAAAGTTTTACTAAAAAGATAGAACCAAAAGACCAAGATTACCAAGCGCAAAAGGTGAGAGACATGAAAATTGAAGAAGGTATTAGCCCAGCATACGGTACTAGCAAAAGCAGTTATCAAAAGCTAGAAAGTGCTAAACTTATTATTAAACACACAAAAGCAGTGAACGAAGAATCACGTGGCAGCAGAAGTAGAAACATCAATGCAATTTACATTGAAAATGCAGACGGTGAACGTTTCAAAATGCCTACCAATAATTTAGCAGGCGGCAGAGCTATGCTACGTCATGTTAAAGAAGGCGGCGAATTTGCTGATGCCTTTGGTAAGCATATTCAAGAACAAACAGTCGAACTTAAAAGATTAAAAGAGTTTGCCAATTACAGTAAGCGCAACAATTTGGTAAATGAAGATACAGCAGAAATAGTGGAAGCAGTCTCTCAGCGTATTTCTACTATTAGAGAATCAATTAACAAACTTAAAGGTTGTAAATGTTACAACGAAACAAAAGAGAAGTTTGAAGCAAAAGAAGTTAAGATCAATGAAACAGATCGTACAAAACTTCGTAATCAGTTTACAGTACGTACATTTGACGAAAGTCTAGATGAAGCGTTACCGTATGTAAATGCATTAGTCAAAGAGATGAAAAGTCTTAAAGAGCGTGATGCATTTGCGGCAGAGACACTGGATAGTCTAGTCAATACTATTATAGGTATGGACAAAGTAAGACTACGCAAAGGTGTTGATGTCAGAAGCGATCCTGAAAATCCAATGGCTAATTCAAATATGAAAGATAAGTCACTTAACGTGCAGTTGGGTGCGGCAGCTAGTTATCTAGCAGGCGTAATCGACGGCGGCAAAGATCAGGATCAGCTCGCAGTATTGTTGTCAAGATTTGATGATGAGGTTGACAATATCAAAGATGGTGCTATGTTAAAGAAAGCAGTTCTTGCTATCAAAACATTAGTGTCTAAGACAAAGCAACCAGCGAGCGAAACCCGTGTACCCAGTGAACCAATTGAAAATACATTTGAACACGCATTTGAAAAATACGATTTCAATAAAATATTCGGTTGACAGGCACACAAAAAACACATATACTAGTGACTATATGTTAGTAGTCACAAAGGCATACTTAGGCATAAAACATAGGCAAATTATAGGAGAATAACTATGGCAACATTGGCAGAAATTCGAGCAAAACTACAAGCATCAGAGGGCGGCAATCGTAGCAGCTCAGGCGGAGGAGGCGATAACGCTATCTTCCCATTTTGGAATATCCCAGAAAATTCAACAAGTGTATTACGCTTCTTACCAGATGGTGACGCAAGCAACACATACTTTTGGCGTGAGCGTCAAATGATTCGTTTGGAATTTGCTGGAGTGAAAGGCGACCCTAACAGTCGTCGAGTCACAGTAAACGTTCCATGTAATGAAATGTGGGGACCGGTGGGCAGTTGCCCAGTACTATCGGAAGTACGTAACTGGTTTAAAGATCCTGCACTAGAAGACATGGGTCGTAAGTATTGGAAAAAGCGTAGTTACGTATTCCAAGGCTTTGTGGCTGAAAACAGTCTACAAGAAGATACTACTCCCGACAATCCAATTCGTAGGTTTATCATCAATCCAAGCATCTTTAATATTATCAAAGGCGCACTAATGGACAGTGATTTTACAGAACTTCCTACAGATATTGAACAAGGTACTGATTTCCGTCTTACTAAGACAACAAAAGGTCAGTATGCAGATTATTCAACATCTAGCTGGAGTCGTAGGGAGCGTAGCTTAGACAGTAACGAACGTGCAGCAATTGACACACATGGGTTGTTTAATCTAAATGATTTCCTTCCCAAGCAACCAACGGAAGCTGAATTGACTGCAATTGGTCAAATGTTTGAAGCAAGTGTTGATGGTCAAATGTATGATCCAGAATTGTATGGTAATTTTTATCGTCCAGCTGGTGTACAAATTGATACATCAAACAGTGCGCCAAATAATTCAGCGGCCAAGCCTGCGGCACAGAGTGTTCCGCAACCAACACCAGCGCCTGCAACAACAGCGGCTCCGGTAGTAGAGGCAGCACCAACTCCTGTCACACCGCCTGCACAACAAGAAGCAGTAGCGGCGGCAGTAGCGGCTACAGCACCAGCAGGTGATGATAGCGGTGAAAAGCCAAGTGCGCAAGATATCTTAGCAGCAATTCGCAATCGCGGAGCATAATCAAAACATCTAACACAGTAGGCGGCAATAGTCGCCTACATTATATTCTTGGAGAAATTAATGGCAAAGCCTTTTGACGTAAGTAAATTCCGCAAAAGTATTACTAAAGCGGTGCCCGGACTAAGTGTTGGGTTTAATGATCCGGACACATGGATCAGTACAGGTAATTACACACTAAACAAACTAATCAGTGGAGAATTTGAAAAAGGTATTCCACTGGGTAAAGTAACAGTACTCGCAGGAGAATCGGGTGCAGGCAAAAGTTATATTGCAGCAGGTAATGTAATCAAGTCAGCACAAGAGCAAGGTATCTTCGTAGTACTAATCGACAGTGAAAACGCACTGGATGAAAAGTGGCTACATGCACTAGAAGTAGACACAGCAGAAGATAAACTACTCAAACTTAATATGAGTATGATCGACGATGTTGCTAGAACTATCAGTGACTTTATGAAAGACTACAAAGCAGAATACACAGACAAGGAACACAGTGAGCGTCCTAAAGTATTATTTGTAGTTGACTCGTTGGGTATGCTACTAACACCTACTGATGTTGATCAGTTTCAAAAAGGTGATATGAAAGGTGACATGGGTCGTAAACCTAAAGCACTAACATCGCTTGTTAGAAACACTGTTAACATGTTTGGTGAATTTAATGTAGGACTACTAGCAACTAACCATACATATGCAAGTCAAGATATGTTTGATCCAGATGACAAGATCTCAGGTGGACAAGGCTTTATCTATGCATCAAGTATTGTTATCGCTATGCGTAAACTAAAACTTAAAGTAGATGCCGATGGTAACAAAACATCTCAAGTACATGGTATTAGAGCAGCGTGTAAAGTAATGAAAACACGTTATGCTAAACCTTTTGAAAGTGTACAGGTGGAGATCCCATACGAAACTGGCATGAGTCCTTATAGTGGACTTGTTGAATTCTTCGAAGCAAAAGAGATTCTAAAGAAGAGTGGTAACAGTTTAGAATACACTAGCCCTAAAACAGGCGAAGTAATCAAAATGTTCCGTAAGCCTTGGAATGCTAACAAGGACGGGGCGTTGGATCTTATTATGAGAGAATGGGACGACGAAGTCGTAGACGCTGTAGAAGAACTTCTGGAGGTAAATATCGAGGATACATTACCAGAGGAAGATACAATAAATGAAAATGAGTGACAGTGAAATAACCACATATGTAGATATGTGGCTTAGTATTAAACCATACATTACTGCAAAAGATCGTGAAGTAGCATGTGAAAAGTTTCTTAGTGTAATTAACGAAAACATTGCAGATCTAAGTGAAGTCGGTGATGAATGGTTTGGTTATGACTCAACACTAGACAGAGTAATTAGAGATGCTTATTATGAGGATGCTTATGATGACATCGATCAGGACTCGGATGAATATGATGATTGGCAATGAGCTGGTATAGTAAAGTAAAGCAGAATATAGCTAATATTGTTCCTGCAATTGATTATTTCGAAACACAACTAGATGAAGCAAGATTAGATTGTGGACTCAAAGGTAATGTGGAAAAACATTCACGTGACATGCCTGGTATAGTTGAGTATCGATTTAATCAGTTACAGGAACTAGAAGCTATACTTGAACATCTTAATATTGAGATGCGCAGGATTCGCAACAAACATTATCGCAAATATCTAGAAGGATATAACAAAGCACTTTCGAGTAGAGATGCTGAAAAGTATGCTGACAGCGAAAGTGAAGTAATTGACCAGCAACATATCATCAACGAAGTAGCACTAATCCGTAATAAGTTTATGGGATTAATCAAAGCTATTGACGCCAAGCAGTTTCAAATTAATAATATTGTGAAACTACGTGCAGCAGGTTTGGAAGATGTTAGCCTGTGAACTGGATGGAAATTGATAAGTTACTGTACAGTATGATTCCTTTGTATGAGGATAGAGAACTACTGTACAGTGATATCAAAAAGAAATTCAATTGGAATGATAGCCAAGTTAAAGCGGCAGTAGATCCTATACTCAACCGTAAATTAGTAGAGCTAAAACAAACAAAAGACAAACCGAAAGCCAAGGCCAAAGACAAGGCCAAAGCAGCTAAACCTAAAAAGGCTAAAGCAGCTAAAAAATCTAATTTATAAATAGTTTTATGAAAAGCATCGCTTATACTTGGAATCAATTTGACGAATCTGTAAATTTCAATGGCGAAATAGTAATGTCTGCATTAGATGATTTTTATGGAGTATTACGTAATGCCGGAATACACAAGCAAATTTTAGAACTAGAACGCAAATGTGAATTTGATGTTGTGTATTATACAAATCGATTTGATAATTTAGCAACCCTTGAGAAGTCAGCTCGTCAAACAGATATACAAACCAATACTGTGTACAATTTAGATCATGAAGCTGTTTGTTTCTATTGTCGCAGCATCACATTTTCAACTATGAGCATGTTACATAGATACAAAGACATTGTGATGAAAAATCCAGATTACAACAATGATATGGTATTCAATAGTTATCTAATTAATTCAGGTATACACAAGGCGGTAATCCAATGAGTAGTCTGGAATATAAGATAGAGGCTGATTTATCAAATTTAAAAAACATTGCGGTTTGTATTAGTGGAGAACCCAGAACATATAATATGTGCGCAGAAAGTATAAAGCGACATTTTGATTTCCCTACTGACGTAAACGTAAAGTTCTTTGCACACACTTGGAATAGTAATAGCTATAAAGTTAGTAATTGGTCAGCCGACAACGATACAAAAATAGAATATGAAGAATATAATATCGAGTTTATAAACCGTGATCTGAGAAATTTTTTTGATTTTGAAAAATTAGAAGTTGAACAAAAGTTTGATGAAACAACAGTGTTTGATAATTTGTTTTACAGTGAAGCTAAGGCTAACCTTTTTAAAAGACAATATGAACTTGAACATAATATAACGTTTGATGTTGTTGTCAAATGTCGATTTGATATTGCGTTTGATCCTGCCTTGCCATTATGGAAAAAATTATGGCAGTCTAATAGACTACATGAAAAAACAGTGTATACTAATAGTTTTATAATGGTGCATGAACACTATATTCATAATATAGATGATGTTTACTATTTTGGATCTAGTCATACTATGGACTTATTACAAACTAATATGTTTCTGGTTAATAGAAATTTACGCAGTAACTTAAACAGTTGGAAAAACTCCGATTTTCAATACAACATGTTTCATATGGGGCCAGGATGTTCTCAGTATCTTTGGTGCCAGCAAAATAATATTGCTGTTCAAGATATAGGTAGAGATTTTACAATCTATAGAAAACAAAATATACCTGTAAATCCGTTTTTGCATTACGACAAAATTAAACAGGAATCTGCAGGAATTTTTTAAAAACTCGAAGAAAAAGGTTGACAGTAAGAGCTCTTGATGTTAAATTGTATGTATAGTTAGAAACAACGGAGATGTACATGACACAGTTTGATAAATCTAAATTTAGCTACCACGGCGGATACCTGGAGTACACCGGTACATACGAAGGTCAACCAACATGGGACGAAGTACACGGTGCTGATAATGTTCATCCAAGCCGTATTGGACTTCCTAAAGAACTGTTCATTGCACGTTTTAAGTACAGCGGTCCATTTACTAAAGCAAAGTTTGTTGCAGAACTGTGCAAAAACTGGACAGTAGAAGAATATGTCCAAGCGAGAACAGGTGGTAGCCCATTTGGTCATAATTGTAACAGCCCACTAGGTGTACTTTCAGAACGGAACCCAAAGTGGTTCAAAAAGATAATGGATAACTTCAAAGCTAAACGAATGGAGGCAGTGTAATGACATTACCGCTAGACTTAGAACCAAAATTTAAAATTAAATATGATACTACGCACGGAGGTCCGTATGACCGAGGTGGAGCCGATAGTTACTATGGGCGAAACTTTGATCCTCATTACTGGCCCGAAGGTACACAAAAAGGTACTCGTGTTGATATGAAGGATATGACACCTGCAGAAATTACAGCCTATACCAAAGGCTATAATGATAATGAAGATGAAGGTCATTTTAAAGAATGGTAAAAAAGATTCAAAAAAGACGTCTTTTTTACTTGACACTATGACGTCTTACTGCTATTGTATAAGAGTAAGTTAAGCAAACAGGAGTTAGCAAATGGCATATGTATCACAAGCGATGAAAAAAGAATTAGCACCAGGCATTAAAGCTGTACTGAAAAAGTACAAAACCAAAGCCAGCATTAGTGTTAATAATCACTCAACAATTTGTGTAAACATTAAGAGCGGCCCAATTGACTTTATTGGTGAAGCCAATAAAAAGAATATGGAGATCGCAGAACGCCGTGGTACACCATACTATGAAAATGATGGATACATTCAAGTAAACCCTTACTATCCTGAAACATACGGCGCCGCCAGTGACTTTTTAGAAGAGCTTGTAGATGCTATGAAAGGTCCAAAGTACTTTAACAACGATGACGCAATGACTGATTACTTTAGTCGTAGCCACTACACTGATGTTAATGTTGGTAAGTGGGACAAGCCGTACGAATTAACTGCTTAAATATAATAAGGTTCCTTAGCTCAGCTGGATAGAGCAACTGCCTTCTAAGCAGTAGGTCATAGGTTCGAATCCTATAGGGACCGCCAAAATAATGCGAGGTTAGCTTAGTGGTAGAGCAAGACGCTCATAACGTCCAGGTCGCAGGTTCGAACCCTGCACCTCGCACCAAATGCCTGCATGATGGAATGGTAGACATAACAGACTTAAAATCTGTGGCCGTAAGGCGTCCCGGTTCGAGTCCGGGTGCAGGTACCAAATAAAGGATAGATAAGTAATGTACAGAGTAACAGCATACTTTAAAGACCGTAAAGTATCACAAGAGTTTCACGACGTGAACGATGCAATAGAATATCGTGATGACGTTGATGCTCACTATCCTACAAAGGTAATATTTAGAAAGGTAATATCAATGAGAGAATGGGTATATAATTGTTGGAATGTAGTAATGGATCACGAAAGCAATCCATTGAGTAGTATTCCAGACTTTAGTACACGGCATATGATTATGCAGGTATTAGCATGGATGTGGTGTATTGTATTTGGTATTATTGTAGGTAGTATGTACGCAGGTGTTTTTAGCATGTTACTACATACATTATTATTAGCCGCGGTTGCAGTTACAGCAGCAACATTTGAAACAGCCAAACGTAAACCAAATATGTTTGGCGCATATAATGGCCGCGGTTTAGGCGGCGAACACGAGTAAAGGAGAAAACAATGAGTATGAGCGCACAATTAGTAAAAGCAGCACGTATGCATGCCGAAGGTGAGCTAGAACGTGCAAAAACAAACATTATGGTGTATATGCATCAAAGTGTAGGTATTGGCGAACACAGTGATATTGTAGAAGCTATTCAAGAAGAACTTGATAAAATGGCGGCTGCAACTGATCGTATTGAAATGCTAAACGTGCATTTTAGTTAATCAACAAGCGGCTGTGGTGGAATGGTAGACACGCAGGTTTTAGGTACCTGTGCTTTACAGCGTGAGAGTTCGAGTCTCTCCAGCCGCACCATACAACGAAAGGTATTCGATGGACTATTACAATAAATTTAAAAAAGACAACAGAGAAGCAATCATCAGTTTTGTAGATGATGAATATCTAATGTGTAGTTTTTTTGAAGATGATACGATTGTAGGCCGTATTGAATATCCTGGTAATGATAGAAGCTATGTAGTAGATGCTGCACACAATTGGATTTCCTGTGTAATGACACATGAAACAGTAAAAAACTACACAAAACAACTTGACTTATTCACTTAGTGAAAGTAGAATACCTGTCGCTTGTTTTAAGGAATAATTAAATGACGTTGAGTCGTATAAATTTAAGTTTAAGCAATAGATGTAATGCAAAGTGTATTTGGTGCCCGACTAGTAGAGGCACCAAGCATAACTTTGATATGCCAAAGGAAACAGCATTCAAAGTCATTGATGAAATCAGTGAAATGTCAACTATAAACAGTATGTTTTTCAGTGAAAACGGCGAAGGTATTTACAATAACGACTTTATTGAAATCGTATCTTATGCTAGACAAAAGCTCCCCAATAGCTATTTTAATATGCTGAGTAACTTTGGAATGATGACTCCGGAACTCAGTAAACAAATATTAGAAAACAAACTCATCGACGAGTTTCAAGTGAATATCGATGGGCATGATGCTGAAAGTTATTATGCAGTTAAAAAGATCAGTTATCGAAGTGTTATAAAAAATCTAACACAATATTTAGAGTTACGCAAAAAGTACCATCCAGAACAAATGTTTATAGTTAATGCAGTTCCTGCTGCGCAATACGCTATCACTATAAAATCTTTGTTGCAAACACAACCTGATCAAGTACAAGTAGAAGATCAAATACCATACAGTAATTTACAAGCAATACAGCAGAGCCTTGATGAATTAGATAAAAAATATAATTTAAGTTTGATAAGACAACAATCTCCGGGATTATGGGCTGAAAGAAAAACATTCAGACGTGCAATAAAAAATATGAATATTGATCAAAGCAATATGAATTGTCCTATGTTTGATAGAGTTAAAAGTGAAGCATTTATTGCACCAAATGGAGATTGGTATCCGTGTTGCTTAGATGACAACAACGACATTGTATTAGGTAATGTAAATACTCAAACAGTACAAGAAATTTACACAAGTCAACGTAGACTAGAGTTTGTAGAAAAATTAAAAAATAGACAATACGAAGAAATTGGATATCCTTGTAATACTGTGGCATGTTGTCATCATAACCATATGCCAAAAGAAATATTACAAGAAATGGTAAAGGATTTTAAACCTGGAGATATGATAAATCTTTCAAATAATGGTTGACTTCTTTAGCAAGTGAAAGTAGTATAAGAATACGGAGAGGTGGCCGAGTGGTCGAAGGCAGCGGATTACTAATCCGCCGAACCGAAAGGTTCCCAGGGTTCGAATCCCTGTCTCTCTGCCAAACTAATATGTGGGGATTACATCATGTTTAACTTAACTTGTTTAATGCTAAGATGGCCCACTACATCAGTAATTTTAATAATTATCTTAATAAATGTCTTGACATAAGATATCTTGATGCTAATATAAAATAGTAAACACAGAATATAGGATAAGAAAATGGCACGTAACAAAGCACAATACGACAGCCGTCAAGTACTAGAACTTGCTATCGAAGTTGACAAGAATCAAGGGTTTATCAAAAGTGGATTCGGTTATTATGACCGAGCAGCTGATAAACGTGTAAACGATAATAAAACACAAATCATGAACTTTATGACTGGTGTTGAAAATATGATCTCCATTAGCGAAGACACAGTAACGCAAGCTGACAAAATTGTCGACGAGTTTCAACATGAGCTTATCGCTAAGAAGATGATGGGCACCATAAACGATTTTGAACAAAGTGTACTTAACAGTATTGGTAATCAAACCACAGACGGATTTGGCGTTGCTGTGATTGCAAGTTTGCCTAACAGTTTCCGTGTTATGCAAAAGCGGCAAGGAATGGATGATTTCTTTGACCAGCATCGTAAAGACAGTGAGTTTGTTGGCAAAGTTGGCGAACGCTTGATGTTTCAAGCACACATCAAAGATGTAAAGTTTATCGCAAAGTACAGTATCCACTTGGTAACTTGTGTAGATACCCAAGGCAACCTTTGTAAGTTTTTCTTTAACCGTGAACCAGATATTGCTGGAATACTAGAAGGCACAGACGTTATGCTCACCGGCAAAGTCAAAACACATGACGTCAGCAAGTTCAGCAATTGTAAAGAAACAGTGTTTAATTATGTAAAAATATCACAAATAAAAGGTTGACATAGCATGCAGTGATGTTAAAATGTATATAT